CATCCAAGCCGTAGTTGTGTCGTGTTCAATAACACCCCAATTTATCTCAGATTCCAATCTTCCGCATTTGGCTTTACTGGTCGTTCAATCTTCCAGCGAGCCTTATATCCAATGAAATCCTATATTCAGTCAATGATTACGGATGACATGGTAACTGTGAAAGCTGGACTGTTGATTGCCAAAATGAAGCAATCGAACAGTATTGTGAACAGAGCAATGCAGATTGCCGCAGGTATCAAGAGAACTGCTCTCCAGCAAGGATCGACTAATAATGTGCTTTCCATTGATGTAGAAGAAGAAATCTCCGCAATTGATCTGAATAACACCTCAACTGCAATGACTACCGCTAGAGATAACATTATTTCCAATATTGCCGCTGCTTCTGATGTTCCAGCAATGCTACTGAAAGACGAAGCTTTGACCAATGGATTTGGTGAAGGTAGCGAGGATGCTAAAGCCATCATGCAATATATTGATGGTATTCGTGAAGATATGAGAACCCTATTTGAGTTCTTTGACAACATCGTGATGCACAGGGCTTGGAACAAAGAATTCTATGAAGCCGTCAAAAATGCTTACCCTGAGATGTATTCAGGCAAGACTTACGAAGAAGCGTTTTATCTCTGGAAGGATGAATTTAAACCTGAATGGGAAACGCTACTTGACGAGCCTGATTCTGAGAAAGCCAATGCCAATGATGTCCGCTTAAAAGGATTGACTGAGATTGCTAGAACTATCATGCCTAGCGTAGATCAAGCCAATAAAGCCAAAATTATTCAATGGATGGCGGATAACCTGAATGAAATGCCTGATGCTTTTGTTTCTGATCTGGAACTAGATTATGAAGAAATTGCCGTTTATGAGCCACCAGTAGTCCAGCCCGAAGAAGAAAAGATACCTAAACCAAACGCATCATGACCTTTTTTGAAGTCGTCAATTCTGCAATTGCGGACTTTCTCAAGCATGGGTTTGATGATGTCAAACGCCTAGACCATTGGCTATTGCAAATCAAAATGTCAGCACAAGCTCATCTCATGAGCGAGCGAGAAATGCAACATAGGATGGAAAAGGCTTTGAAGGGTGCGTTCAATAGGCTTGTTACCAAAGATGGATTGGTGAGCAAAGATGTCAGCAAGTACGACATTACCAAACTGTCAGGAAAGCTTAGAGCCGAACTAGATAAGCGAATTATTGCTTCTGCTAATCTGATTAAAGATGACCGAGAACAGTCTATCCACATGGTATTGCGTAGGTTTGAGGGATGGGCTACTTCTATTCCTTCTGGCGGAACAAAGATCAAGCCAACACCTAAAGAGAAATCCCGAATCAAAAAAGGTATTAGTGATGTAGGATTTAAGCAAAGGCGAGTGATTATTGACCAAACTCATAAGCTAATCGCCAACATCAATGAAATTGTTGCAGTAGATAATGGGGCGATTGCCGCTAGATGGCATAGCCATTGGCAACAAATGAATTATGACTACCGAAAAGATCACAAAGAGCGTGATAGCAAGATTTACGCAATTAGAGATTCTTGGGCAGTTAAAGAAGGTTACATGAACCCCGTAAACGGATATACTGACGATATTACTTCTCCCGGTGAGGAAGTATTCTGTAGGTGTAACTATGTATATTTGTATCACTTGCGTCAGGTTAAAGATTTATTAACCAAAAAGGGTTTAATGGCGTTACAATCACCAAAAAATACTTAGGGTATTTGCGTATGCCATTTGAATCGGAGCAACAAAGAAAAGCCATGTATGCCGCTAAAGCTGGCAACTCTACTATTGGTATTCCTAAGTCCGTTGGCGAAAAGTTTATTAAACATAAAGATGATAGTGAAGCCGAGAATTTAGAATGGCTCAATCAACTGTTACTAAATGAAATGCTGGCTAAACAGATCAAGGGTGACGAAATCCCTGATGAGCCAACAGTTTTATCTACCCCCGAAGTCAAAGATGACAACATTACTGTCAGAACTGGCAGTTTAAGCAACGACCTTAAAAAGCTCCAAATTAGGGATATGGGAGATAAACTCCGTCAAATTGCCCAACATATTGCTGGCATGAAAAAAGACGAAGCGATTGTAAAGTTAGGGGATGGGGATTGTAAAGTTTCTGAAAATGATTGTAAAGAAGATGCTGAAAACATTGATTTAGTTCCTACTCCGCCTGTAGATGTAAAGCCTGAAGATAATATGGGTGGCGCACAAGGTAGAGCCTCAGGGATTATGTTTATCACTCCTGATGAAGAAGTGCTAATGATTCGCAGGGGCGCAGGTGGTGGGGATTACCCTAGTACTTGGTGTGTTCCCGGTGGGCATCAAAAGGGCGATGAGAGCCTTGAAGAAACAGCCCGTAGAGAAACCCTTGAAGAAACTGGAATCGACTACAAAGGCGATTTAGAGGTTCTTTTTGATGATGGACAGTTCCGCTACTATGTGGCTAGGGATTTTGCAAAAGAACCTGTAACTTTGAATTACGAATCTTCTGGTTCTGATTGGTGTAATCCAACTATTCCACCATTACCATTACATCCCGGAATTGAAACTGCCTTTAAGGTAGCTTTGGCTAAAACTGAAACCGATGTAGCTAAGTTAATGAGCCAAGGCATTTTGGCTAGTCCGCAGATGTATGCCAACATTGGTTTATTTGCCATTCGTATTACTGGTACTGGTTTAGCCTACAGATCAAGCATCAAAGAGAATGTATGGCGTGATCCATCACTTTATCTCAATGAACAATTCTTAGAGCGTTGTAATGGTTTAGCAGTAATCATGGATCATCCTGATACTCAAGTCCTTACAACCGAAGAATTTAAAAATCGTGCAGTTGGTTCAATAATGCTCCCTTATATCCAAGGCGATGAAGTTTGGGGCATTGCAAAAATTTATGACCAAGATGCAATAACTGAGATTTGCGAAGGCGAGATTTCGACTTCCCCAGCAGTCGTGTTTGACAATACTGCTGGAAACATTACACTTACTACTGAGAATGGCGAGCCACTCTTGATAGAGGGTGTGCCATTCCTATTGGATCACATAGCAATCGTAACGAAAGCTAGGGGTTCAAAAGGAGTATGGGACAAAGGTGGCGATGCTACTGGAGTTTTATTAACTAACAATGAGGTGTCTGAAAATGACTGAAAATATTATTGAGCCAAAGGCAGATGCCCAAGGCGATAAATTAGATGCCATTATGTCTTTATTGGGAAAAACAATCTCCCGTCTAGATGAAATGGAAACTAAAAGCAATTTACCTGCTCCACCCTTAGTTACTGCGGCTGATAAAAAAGCTAAAGCTGACGAAGATAAAGAAGAAGAAATGAAAGCTGACGAAGCTGAAGAAGCCAAGCCTGTTGAAAAATCTGACTCTGAAGGCAAAATCGAAGGTCAAGCTGGCGAAATGAAATTTGATGAAGCCAAGTCTGACGAAGATAAAGAAGAAGAAGCTAAAAAATGCGATGAAGATGAAGCTGTAATGGCTGATTGTCAAGCAAAAGCGGATTCTGTTTACTCAGCTTTTGGCAAATCTGCTTCACGCCCATTGCAAGGTGAAACTTTAATGTCTTACCGCAAGCGTATGGTTCGTGGTTTGCAAGCTCATAGCGATGAGATGAAGAATGTCAACATCAATGCAATCAAAGACGAAGCTATGCTTGAAGTCGTTGAAAAGCGTGTGTTTGCTGATGCTCTTGCCGCTTCTCGTGGTAATGGAGTAATCGGAAAAGGTCAATTGATCGAGATCCACAAAAAAGACCGTGCTGGTCGTACTATCACAGAGTTCCGTGGTGATATGGAAGCATGGTTAGGCGAATTTAAACTCCCAGCTTCACGGGTAGTTAAATTTCATACTGAAAACTTTAAGCGTTAAGGATAAGCCATGACCGCACAAATTTCTCTCCAACCTATGGTGACAACCAATGCCGCTGGTTTATTTAATGTAAACAGCGCAGGTTTTACTCAAGGCGATGCACAAGACGATCCAGCAGTTAAGTTTGCTCTTGCTGGTGGTGTTCTCTCAACTACGGCTATTGTTCCTTTATGGGGCGGTGTTCCAATTGCTGAGATCATCCCAACAGCACAAGAAGGCTTTTATTCTGGTGATGCTCAACCGGGTACTGATACCCTTGGTGGTACATTGATTCAAGCCGATGCTGAAACTGCACCGACTGGTATTGCTGTATATAACCAAGCTTTTGGTGGTATTACAACCCCACAAAGTACTGCTCCTTTGTATTCACCCGGCATGAGCGTGAACTTCTATCGTTTCGGTAGTAATGCTCGTATTCCATTGCCTTGTGATGCTACAGTAGTCGCTTTGGCAGGTTCTTCAATTGTTGAAACTGTTTATTGGGATGTAGTAAATTTCCGTTTAACAACAACCTCTACCGATAATTTTGCTGTTCCTTGCAAAATCTTGCGTATCAGTACTTCTGGTAACAAGATCGTAAGCTATAGTTCTGTTACTGGTAACGCTAACTGGTCTAATACCATTGTTGGTGGTTCTGCTTCTGCTCCTGTAGCAGTAGTTCAAATCTAAGAAAGGACTAGATCATGTCAGGTTTCGCTCCCTCGTATGTAACAGTAAACCCTAACTTCATGATGCCTGAACTCATCATGCAGTACAGCCTTGCTTCAGGCGCATTTACAACTCTGGCAACAGAGAATCCAATGCCACGCCTTGGCGAAGCTGATTTATATGTTTACGCTAAAAAAGTTCAATTGACTACATCTGTGTCAGCTAACCAATCAACGGCTAATCAGTTGCCTAGCGCATCTGTTATTCCTTCTATGATTAGTACTGCTACTTATCGTCTACAAACCCGTGCTCAATACGACAATTTTGATGAAGCGGCTACTGGTGCATGGGGTTACCCACTTCCAGAAGCTTTGCGTTTAGCGGCTCGTCAAGGTATTGCTCAACAGTTGCGTAATGCACTTCTCTATGGCTATAACCCAGCCAATGGCGAAGGCTTGCTCAATACTGCTGGTGCAACTCGTGTGAACCTTGGTGCTGATAGCAATGGTAATACTGGCTATAGCACATGGGATTCTGGTCAATTGGCTCAGTTCTTGTTGAACATGATTGGTAACCTAAAAACTACCACTCTGCAAATCGGTCAACCATTGCGTTTAGTTTTCTTAGCTCCACAGCGTTTTGTACAACAAATCTCTTACGGTGGCATCGTGTCCTTGACACAATTCCAACGCATCGGTGCTGGTGTTGAAACTGCCGCTGGATTGGTAGAAACTGTAGCTTCTTGGGCTGGTGGCGATGATGTTTCATTTGCCGCTGATGACACCCTTATTGGACAAGGTTTTGGCGGTACTGATGCAATCATCTTGATTGCTCCAGAACTGAAGATTCCTCGTGCTAATGATCGTGTAAACACCAACATTTTTGCGACTTTAACTCCAAACACAACAGCAACTTCGTTGATGCTTTGCGATGTAGCCGCACCTACAGAGATTCCTACTCCATTGCCTGATGGTGGTATTACTACCCTCTACACAATGCGTAGCACCTCTGGTTGGGGTATCCGCCCAGAAGGTATGACAATTTTGTCAGCCGCTTATTAAAATCTCGTGAGGATTTTAACCACCCTTCGGGGTGGTTTTTTATAGCTTTAAGAAACCAAGTGATGCTGGTTACTTTCTTTATGGGGAACTGGGGGGTGTAGCCACCCCCGCATCATCAGTTCCCCACCCATTAGGGGAATTATTATGGAATTATTTATTGCAAATTGTAGTAAACAAGATTTTTTGTTCACTTATATGCTTCCTGAAAACCCAAGACCGTTTTCTCATAAAATTCGTGCTGGGGCGCAACAGAAATTTGTTCAAACTCAGGTTGAATCTGATGCTATTATTAAACAACATCAGCCTTACGGCATGATGGAAGTTAACCAAGTGTCCAAAGGATTTGGGGGGCTATGCTATCGCTTTAATAAGCCAATTAGCGTTCAAGCCATTGAAGCTGGTATCAGCCAATCCGATGATGAAAACATTCGTAGGGCAGATGAAGCTCGTAAAATTACTGCTGTAGCTCAAGACAAAATCATTAGCCAAAAAGCGCAAGAAATGGGATTGAAGCAAAAAGCAGGTATTGAAGTAGAAGTGGTGGAAGAAAAGAAAAATGCCGCTGATACTGAATCTAAGTTTGACGAAACCATTGAAGTACTCCATGAAGGGGTTGCTCCAAAAGGTAAAGGCAGACCTAGAAAATCTTAACAAATAGCCCCCTCGGGGGCTTTTTTGTTTTAGAATACAAAAAACAATTCATAGGGATGTTTATGGCAAACCCCATAGTTTCTCCACCAACACTTTCGGGTTTTATAGCATGGGCTTATGCTACGATGGGAATCCCAACAACAGCCATGTCCCCTGATGATCCGGGATGGGAATACGCATTTGTAGTAGCTGTAGACCTAGTGCCTACTGACTTTGCCAATACTTTAAAAGATATTTATACGCTAACAGTTTACAACTGGGCAGGTAGTCAACTGTTACAGTTTCAACAAGATTATCCCGGTCAAACATTTTTTACTGCGGCTAGACAAGCGTATGGAATAAATAATTTTATAGCTGGCGTAGTAACTTCTGCTTCAGATGTATCAACAAGTGAAACTTTGGCTGTAGGAGAAGGGTTACAAAACCTTGGATTGCTTGATTTACAGCGTATTAAAGACCCATACGGAAGGCAAGCTGTAGCGTTTATGCAAACCCTTGGCACACTTTGGGGCTTGACTTGAAGCTTAAACTAGGCGTTATTGATGTTCCAGAACCCAATGGAAATACTTCCTATGGCGTTGGCACAATTTTGGAAAAAAAATACACTTTATTTTCGTCTTATGTAGAAATGCACCATAAAGATATTGAACATCAATTATGTGAAGCAATTGTTGGCGCATTTGAAACATTTCAAGCAACAGGTCATGTTGCTAAAAAACCTTTTGATGCCGCAGGTCAAGAGCTTACTCTTGGGCTTAAACAGTTTATTTACAAAGAAGAACTAGCTGGAAAAGTAGCTGGAGTGCCTACTCAGGCGGCTTTAGAAGGCGTAACTACAAGAAAAGTAGGTCGTGGCAAAAGAGCCAAGTTCAAAAGAACTAAAACTGGTGTTCGCAGACCTTCTTTCATTGATTCAGGAATATTTGAAGCTTCTACTAAAGTTTGGATTGAATAATGGCTAGTATTGAAGAAACCATAGGCGCAAAGCCTCAATTAGCTTCAGGGCTGGCTCAAGGTGTAGAAACTATATCCAACCATGAGCAAGTTACTTTTACTCTATATGTGAAGCTTGTATTGCCTTTAGATGGCTATGTTTTCTGGGTAAATGCAACACTTTTAACTGATTCTGCATTGTTTAATGCCTCGCAATATAACAAATTGCTTTATAACAATTACCCTGAAGGTGTTCCACCAAGACAAATAGTCGCTACTGGATCATTTCACTTTAATAGCAATGTTCAAATGCTTGAAGATAGGCAAACTGTCTTTAATCACACTATTTTTACCTCTACACAACCAATTGAGGATTTTAATTTAATTAATCCTCAGTTTTTGTATATAGCAAATTATCAAGATATGCGTTTTTCCTTTAATGCTAGGGAAAACTTCTATAAACAAGCTGATTTATATCATTATCGTGGCGATGCTCTGTATTCAGTAATGAATACCCAAGTCATTGACACAATGACAGGATTTGATACTCAAAGCGTAATTGTGTCTAATAGCCTACCTATTTGGCTGGCTTTAAATCAATTTTTCCCTATGTATCCATCTTATTTAGTAGATCAAAACATTGTTCCGGTTTATGCGGCTGTGGATATTAATCCAAGTCTAACTACTGCATTGCAAGATTTTCCATTGCTAGACCCAGATTCAAACCCATTTCAATTGGTTAAAGATACTGTAAAAATCACTATGTATGGTATTCGTAATCATGAAGCCCTTAATTTTGTGCAATATATCCTTGATTACAGTCGAGATACAGGGAATATTGGCTTAATGAATATGCCAATACTTCAAGATGAAAAAATGACCCAATCTGAACTTGGAGTTATGGCTCAAAAGAAGGTGATTACTTTTGAGGTAAGCTATTTTCAAACCACAGTAAACGACATTGCAAGGCAATTAATTGAACACGCATTTATGGAAATTACCCCATTTACCCCGTAGAATTACTTGCGGTAGTAAAATTATGTAGTTAATATGTTGTTATCTAAAACAAGTGTAAAAAGGAGTTACAAATGGCAATTACTTCAAACCCAGCAATTCAAAATGGCGCAGTTTCTACTGGTCTAGGTATTCATTCTTTCTTAAATCTTGCAGAAGATAGCTTTACTTTGGTAAAAGCTACTGCGGGGCGTGTTTGCACAATTAATGTGGTAGTGGCTGGCTCTGCTATTGGAGTAATCTGGGATTCTGCTACTGTAGGTGGTCGTGCAGACGCAAATAAAGTAGCAATTATTCCTACTGCTGTTGGAACTTATACATTTGATTTTCCATGTGCAAATGGCATCCTCATCGGTACTGGTGCTGACCAAGTTGTTTCTGTTAGCTTTAACTAATTAGGGGGCAATTATGCCAAATATTGTAAATGTCGTTGTCACCCAACAAGTGGCAAGCGCACCTAGTCAGTTACAACAAACAGGGGCGTTTGTATCACAAGGGGGTACAACTTTAGCCGCTGGTGAAACTCAACTGTTAACTCAGTCAAGTGACTTAACCAGTATCCTTAGACCTGCAACTGTAATTTCTACAATTACTTGGACAGGAAGCGTAGTAACAGTTACTACTACTACTGCTCATGGTATTCCAAGTGGTGATACAGTTCAAATTATTATTGCTGGTTGTACTCCAACAGGATATAACGGAACTTTTGCTGGTACTTCTACTGGTACAAATACTGTAACTTATCCTTTAGTTGCTGATCCGGGTTCTTCTATTGTTGAAGGAACTTTGCAGTTAGCAAATACTCTTGAATTAGAATCTATGAGCAATACTTTCTTTGCTCAAGGTTCTACAGTTTCCGTATTTGTTCTTGAACTAGGAACAACTACTGTTTCTGATGGTATTCTTTCTTTAAATACTTATATTGAAGATAATGTTGGTCATCTTCCAACTTCTGCAACGCCACAGTTTTATAGCTATTTGCTTCCTACAACATGGGATGTAGCTGGCGCACAAGAGATGACGGCACAATTTGAAGGTACTACTGCACAGATTTATTTCTGGGTAACAACTACTTTGGCAACTTATAGTGGCTGGGATGGCATTAAATCCGTATTTGCCGCAATTCAAAGCCCAAGCGCACCAGCAATTGAATTTAGTACTGCCGCTATGTTCTGGGCTTCATTGGCTTATGATCCAAATGCAAGCAATTTAGCACATCCTTTTTCCTACACTTACATTTACTCAGTAACTCCTTATGTTTTAACCAATACTCAACAAACAACTTTGTTGGCTAATGGCGTTAACTGGGTTGGTACAGGAGCAGAAGGTGGAATTAGCAATACGCTAGTTCAGGGTGGTACTTTTATGGATTTAAATCCATTTAACTACTGGTATTGTGTGGATTGGCTTTCAATTAATGTTGCTCAAGCTTTAGCTGCGGCAATTATTAATGGTTCTAATTTGCCAACAAATCCTTTGTATTACAACCAAGCTGGTATTAATACCTTGCAAAAGGTTGCACAAGCAACGGTAAATAATGGTATTTCGTTTGGATTGATTCTGTCACCTGCTAATGTAAATGCAGTTCCGTTTACTACTTATGTAGCGCAAAATCCGGGTGATTATGCAACAGGTACTTATAACGGCTTGAGCCTGACATTTGTTCCATTGCGTGGATTCACTTCCATTACGATCTACTTAACTGCAAGCAACATTCCAGTTTAAGGGGAAAATAAATGGCAAATCCACAAATTCAACAAGGTACATTAAATCGGCTACTAGCCAGCGTAGTCTATGCTGACTTCACTCAACTGAATGTCACATCAGGTTATCTGGCTAGAGAAGCTATTAGTTTGGCTTTTGATGGCGATACTTCCTTACTTATTGGCACTTTAACTGGAGCAGTAACCAGCCCAGAGCCATATATTTACGGAACTGTAACTATGCACTTGCTAAGAACTCAAGCTCTTGGTGAAGCATATAGCGAACAAATTAGAACTAACACCACTTTGGGTTCAGTAACAGTTTACCCAGATACACAAGTTTTACAGCCATTCCAACTAAACAATTGCGTTTTGATGAGTATTCAAGAAACTGCTTTTGATGGTACACAAGCTGGTTTAGTTGTTCGCTTGCGTGGTGTATATAACATTAACTCAACACTATTTGCTTAAATAATGAAGGAATAAAAATTGAAAATTGATCGTAATCTGTCCCTTGTGATGCAGGTGCAGACTGAGAATAATGGAACAGTTCACATTCACTCCACTTCTATCAGTCGATCTGTATTTGAACAATTTTATTTGGAATTAGGAGAAGTATTTAGTCAGTCTTTTAATAGCGATAATCCAAAGCATATAGCTTTATCTGCTCCTCAATTAGCTTACCCAGCTTTAAAGTCAATTTCAACAAAGCTGGGTAACTGGGATGGTGCAGGTGGAGTTAAATTTGGATTGGTAAATGAAATTATTCGTTTAACAAATGTAATTGTTAGTACTGAAAATGGATGGGAATCTATTCCGTTTAATATAGCAGTAAAGAATGAAGTTCTTAATGAAGATGAAGAATCAGAAGCAATTAGTTCTTTAATTTTTTTTACAGCAATCTCCAAGGTTGCACCGAGGGATTGGAAAGATTCTTTCTTGGAGATGGCAGGTGCGCTAAGAAGTTGGGTAACTACATCTTTAGATTCTACGGAATATCAGAATGGGTTGCCGATATTGACCAAGAAAGAAGGTACTGGCAAGAAGGTGAAGGAATCCTCAATAGTGTCTTAGATTTTATTACTTATAAACACTTTGATGAAATAATGGAAGAAATTGGCGGTCAATGGGAAGATGCTTTAGAGTTTCGGCAAAGACATTTATTAAAGGCTATTAAAAATAGAAGTTTATTTTAATTACTAGGAATATAACATGACAGTAAAATCAGTAATTGAAATAGATGTTTTAGACGGAAAGTTTAAAGCATTTGCTTCTGCTTTTGAAAAATATAAAAAATCTGTTGATGCACAGTCAAAACAATGGGAAGCTTTCAATGAAAAAATTGATGAAGCTACTAAAAAACAAGAAAATTTTAATAAAAAAGCAAAAGATACATCTTTAATTTTTAAAGATATGGCTTTTACAACTTATTCCATTTCTAGAAATTTAGCATCAATGGCTGTATCAGCCGCAAAATTTATTGCTTTTGGTGCTGGAACTACAGGTTTTGGTCTTGGCGGATTAGCTTATCAAGCTAATGATTATAGAAAAACAGCGCAAGGAATAGGTCTTGGAATTGGTCAGCTTAAAGCGGCTAATGTTTATTATGGAAAACACTTAGACAACCCTGAAGCTACTTTAGAAAGCATTGCTAGAATTTCATCAAACCCCGGTGAATCATGGAAACTTTTTAATGCTGGTGGTGATTTAGAAAAAAATCCCTATGAAAATTTATCTCAAGTTTTACAAACCATTAAAAAACAAATGGGCGGAACATTAAATATGGCTCAAGCCAATCAAATGGGCTGGACAGATGTTCTTGGTGGAGAAAGTAATGTAAGACGCTTATTTAATACAAATATGGATGAACTATCTGAAAGTGCTTTAAAAGCGGCAGATGGTTTAAAGGCTTTAGAAATTGAAGATAAAAATGCTCAAGATTGGCAAAATTTTTGGATAAGCATTAAAAAAGCTGGAAGCGCAATTGAAAGTTCTCTTATTAATTCTCTTGTAAAGCTAACTACACCATTGCAAGATTTAACAGTTTCTTTTGAAGAAGTTATTACTACTTTTTTAAAAAGCGAAGAATTAAAACAAGGAATAGAAGATTTTACAAAATATTTAAAAGATCCAGAAGGTCAAAAAGCAATAAAAGATTTTTTTGAAGGTTTAAAATATTTAGGTCAAGGAATGATGTGGGTTGTTGGGTTAATTGCACCTTATGTTAGAACATTAAAATCAGGTGGCGAAAGTTATAGAGCATGGGATAATCTTGTTAAAAATGATTATGACAAAAAATTTAATCATCAATATGATAAATCTTTAGGTCTTAGTGAAGGAGAAGAAATAGTTCCTTCTTCATATTCTCAAGGTGTTAATCTAAAAAAAGTTGATCCAAAATTAGTAGCCGCTTTAAAAGCTTCTGGATTAGATGTAATTAGCGGTTATCGTACTGAAGAACACGCAAGATCACAAAACATTTGGAATCCGGGTTCACATCATACAGTTTTAAATGAAGAAGGATATGCTACTGCTGTTGATGTTTCAAAGAAAAGTTTAAAAGCATTAAGATCAAAATTTAAATCTGATGAAGAATTTTCAAATGCAACTAGATTGTATGCTCCATACGGAGCAAAAGATCCAAATCATCTTGAATATTATGATCCAAATAAAGTAAATGTTTATATGAGAACAGCTCCCGGTTCTTCTCCTGTAAATAATGCAGTTGCTATGTCAGCAAGTACAGGTGGATAATTTATGGCATCAATAGGACAAACCACTTTTTCTGCTATTTATGAAATAGCACCAATTTGGCTTCAAAATGGAATTGCACAAGCAATAGGTGGATATGCCCCAATTACTTTGATTACTGAAATAATTGACTATCCGGGTTTGTCTAATAAAGAATTTTTTGCTCATTACAAACCATTGCCCGGAGGTACATTAAGTGATTGGCAAATAGCAGAATATCCTTTTGCTAATTTTGCAACTGCGGCAAATGCTGTAGTTCAACAACCTTTAAATATTAGTATGTTGATGGTTTGCCCTGCTCAAACAAATGGCGGTTATTTATTTAAACAAGCTATTTTGACAGCATTACAGTTAAGTATTCAAACGCATATTTCTACTGGTGGAACTTTTACAGTTATAACACCAGCATATACTTATTTTAATTGTTTATTAAAATCAATTAGAGATATAACTCCAGCAAGTGATAAACAAGTTCAATATATGTTTCAATGGGATTTTTCTCAGCCATTAATTACAGCATCAGCGGCAGAATCTATTCAAGGCACTTTAATGAACGCTGTAACCAATGGATTACCAACAACAACTAGTTGGACTAATCCTTTAGGATTAGCACCGGGAGAGGTGGCTGTACCATGATAGTTAATTTCAATCCTTCTCCTTTTGCAAATTTTCAATTTAATCCTACATTGGATGGAATTAACTATACTGCAATTTGCACTTGGAATATTTATGCTCCAAGATATTACATTAACATTTATGACAATTCAAACAATTTAATTGTTACAAATCCTCTTATTGCTTCACCTGATGATTTTGATATTGATTTGATTTATGGATACTTTACTACTTCAAAAATTATTTACAGATTTAGTAGTAATAATTTTGAGATAACTCCATGAGATCATATTCAATAAATATTACTCCTGTACAACAAGGAACAGGAAGCACAGGAATTAAACCAATTAGTTTTAGAACACAAGATGCTTATATTGGTGTAGACAATTATTCTGCTTTAAGACTTGATTTAGATATTTATCAAACTTGGTATCATCAACCAATTGGAAATAGTCATATTAAAATTTGGGGAGTAGATTTAAAAAATTTAAATAAAAATGCAAATTTAAATCCATTTCAACCTTCAGGTAAAAAAGGATATAAATATGCAAGCATTGATATTAGTGTAGGAATGTCTAAAGGGCTTCCATACGCACAGCCAAGTCAATTTAAACAAATTGTTAAAGGTTCTATTTTGCAAGCTTTTTCTACTTGGCAAGGAACAGAAGTAGGTCTTGATTTGGTTTTAGCCCCATCATCTGTTAATCCAAATTCATCAAGAAACATTACAGTTCAATGGGGTAAGGGTGAAGAAATGACCCAAGCAGTAAAAAAAACATTAGAAGATGCTTATCCCGGCACAAATGTTTATGGAAGTTTTAGTTCTGGTCTTGTTCTTCCAGAAGGAGCTAAAGGTCAATTTACCAGCTTAATTACTTTTGCTAGAAAAATGAATGAATTAAGCAGAATTATTAATAAAAATCCTTCATATTCTGGAGCTTCTATTACAAATACAACGCAAGGATTTTTATTATCTGATTCTAGTCTTGCAAAAACAGGAACAAAACAAATTATTTTTACAGATGTTATTGGAAACTTAACTTGGATTGATATTGCAACAATTCAAGCTAGAGTTACTATGCGTGGCGATTTAAATGTTGGAGATTACATTACTTTTCAACAATATATTCCTATAAACAATACTATTAACAATGGATCTCAATTTAGAGATAATTTGTCTTTTGATGGAATATTTATGATTAATAAATTACATCATATTGGAAGCAGTAGGCAACCAAATGGGGATAGTTGGGTAACAGTTATAGATGCAGTTATTCCGGGGTTAAATTTATAATGGATTTATCACAAAAAACTCCATTTGCGGTCACAATGACCAGCTACATACAAAATAAAATTGATACCAATCAAGAAGTATTTGGATGGCAATTGCCATGTAGGGTTACTAAAGTAGAAGGCTCAATAGTTACTATTAATTTTGAAATAGATCAAAGTGAAGGTTTTAATTTTCCAGAAGTTAAATGTGCAATAGCACAAAGCACTTATGTACGACTTCCTGTACAAGTGGGGGATTTAGGTGTTTGTCTTTCTGTAAATGCAAGATTAGGTGGTATTAATGGTCTTGGTAGTGGATTAGCCCCACTTGTTACTCCGCTTAACCTTGAAGGTCTTATTTATGTTCCTATTGGAAATTTAAATTGGTCAGAAGTTGATCCTAATGCGGTAAACATTAATGCCCCTAATGGAGCAGTAATTAGAGATACCAATAATCTTTGCACCATTACTTTATTGCCTACAGGAGTTACAGTAGTTCGTGGAGCTACCCAGATGGTAATTAATGATGCTGGAGTTACTATTACTGGAAATTTATTGGTTCATGGTTCAATTACTGGTGATAATGGCTTTTATATTACTGGCGGAACTGGAGCTACTATGCAAATTATTGGAGATATTCAACAAACTGGTGATTACACAAGTACAGGCACACTTACCAACAATGGAAAAGCTGTCGGAAGTACGCATACTCATGGTGGCGTACAAACTGGTAGCGGAACTACAGGAACACCAACATGAGAACTTATGGAGTAGATCAATCAACAGGTCAATGGGTAGAGGTTTTAGAAACCAGTTATATATG